GCAATTTGGAGTCTACCTAACAAATCTCTTGCAGTCTGGGCTTTGTTTGCAAGAATACCAATAGTTACACTGTCATTAAACAATGCATAATGTAAAAGATAAGATACCACAGTGGTTGACTTACCAGACTGTCGAGGCATCTTACAGATATTGAATCTATGGCCATGGAAATTATGAATTAATTTCCTCTGGAATGGATACATATCAAAAGGTACAAGACCTTCATCCAAGTTAATGATCTTTATAAACTTCTCGGTAAAATATACTGGATCATCTTTACACTTAAGATACTCAGCAACCTGCTTCTTAGTAAAGTTGATCGGTGTATTGGCTTTTTTTAGATTCGGATTACCAAGATATACATTATCAGATTCTTTAGCCATCAGGGATCAATTACAAGTAATGGTTTAGTCGGATCTTTATCGGAAGGACAGAAATATATTACCTTACCGCCTGGATATACTTTCTCTAACTCACTTTGGACATCTCTTTTAAGAGGTCTTCCTCTCTGAGGAAAGAACATTTGAATGAACTTAGTCTGTCCTCTGAATATAAAAGTTATCGAATAAGTTGCGCCATACTTATTCAATCTATTCCAGTTTTCTTCTTTTAGTCCTCTGTATGATTTCATAGTAGAACGCAGGTCTCCTTAATTATTTAGAATCCTTCATGGTCTGTTTAAGCATTTTCTGCAATTCAGCAGTACTGCCAACAAACAAAGAATTGTTAGTTACTTGTTGTGGTTGTTTAGTATCCACTTCTTCTATATCTTTGACCTTCTTCTGAAGATCCATAAGTTTATCTGCAATATCAGCAGTAGACTTTAATACTTGACCTGCAACTTCATAGGCCCTTGCAGACTCAGACTCTTGTGCAACTTCTAAAATACCATCAAGAGCTTCTTGACCCTTCTCAACTAGAGAATATAACTGAGCTCTACTATATTCATAATCCTTTTGAATTTCTGGAGAGTCCCCTTTAGGTCTCTTGATACTTGTTCTTGTGGGTTTCTTTACTGGTTCATTTATAATTTCAGCAGAGACTTCCAAAGCATCATCTATGGCATCAAATTCATTCTTCATAAGTCAGAATCCCTCCCCTGAGCAACACTATATACTGATCCATCAGAATATTCTGTATAAGTTTCACCAAATCCAAAGTCATCTCCCTCAATAACTTGAGGTGTAACCATAGCATCATCCTGTACATTAATTAGATTAATTGGAACATTAATATCATGTGGTTTAATACCACTTCCAAATTGCGCTCTCTTCACTTTCAATCTATTTCCAGTTATAGAACTAATTAACATCTTCTCTTCATCTATCTGGATGTAATCACCCTTTCTAAATGGAACGGCACTATTAACATCAAACTCAGTCTTCTTCACATCGAAGGATTCGTTAGTTCTTGCAGTATCGTCCTGAGTATAATCCTTGACTGCAGCAGGAACAGCCTGATATCTAATCTGTCTAGGTGCGGTCTTAGTATTTGTAGTATCAGTATAGTAATCTGCCTGTACTTTCTTGATCAATCCATCACTATTATTAGCAATAGGCCCGAATAGATATGTCTTACAAGTAAAGTTTAACGTATATACTAATGCTCTTCTTTCTAGGAAGTCATCTTCATAGTTATCTTCCATCTGTATTCCTTCTAGAGTTATTGGCATATCTCTCTTCTCGCCAATAACATCAACTAAATCTATAGTTAGATTAAATGCTGGTTGGAAATATGGTAGTATCTGTTCTAAAATCTGTATCGCATCCTCGTTGAGTTTAGAAAGGATACTAAGTTGCATATTAATATTATATGGTACAGGCATGTACCCTTTAATCATCTTATTGGTATTCTTATTAACTGCCTTAAAGGTTTGCATAGTAGAAACCTTACGGGTAGAATCATAATTCATACCCATAACTTCAAATGACATCCTAGGAAGTGTAAGAGTAGTACCAACACCATCCTGATAATCTCTACCTTGTGTTATCCTTGCTAAGAATTTCTGTTGAGGTCCATAAGATATAGGAACTTTGACTACACTTACGACAGTCCCAGCCTTATCCTTATGTTGGATCTCAATATTATTAAACAAGGTTCCGAAAGACACAATTGTCTTCCGCATGATCTCATGGTAGAAATGATTAGTTAACATAATATTACCAATTTATAAAACTATTTAGAATTCCCCAAAGGGGTTCCTTTCTGAGAAGTCTAGAATCTGATCTGCTTCAAACTCGAATGTCTCATTCTGTGCATACTCTCTATCTCCATCTACTTCAGATTGAATAGATGCAATCCTATAACTGGCTGCTGCACCAACAATTACTTCACCAACTGCAAAATCTCCCGATGGAATGGAAACTTTAAGGATATTCTTAGTGCTATCCCATGCAGCAACATATGCCTCAGTACCAGTATTAAGACCTTTAATTACCTCATCTACATCATATTCACCGAAGGAATTGGATGTTACAGAAGATATGGAAACCGCAGGATTAATACTTGTATAACCTGCACCAGCATTACTATACCTAACCTGAACAACAGTACCAGCACTACTTACAACTGCCTCTGCCTTGGCATTCCATAACAGTTCAGCAGTTTCATTAGACTGTTGATGCCATACAGAAGTAATGCCAACTGTAGGAGTGAAGTTATATCCTTGACCACCAGTAGTAATTGCAACTGGGCCTAGTACTGCCTCAGAAATTATAGCAGTAGCAATTGCAACACCACCGTTGACTGGACTACCACCAGTAAAGACAACCTGTGGAGGTGTAGTATATCCTGTGCCTGGATTTGTTAATAGAATTCTATCAACTGCCTGATTTGGAATACCACTTCTACTTGTCATAATTGCAACAGCAGTTGCCTGTGTTCCAGTAGCAGGAGACTCAATAGTCATAATAGGAACAGAGGTATATCCCCATCCTTCAGAAACAAGAGTCAAGGCAGAAACGGTTCTGTTAGCATCAATTGTTGCATTAACAATTGGATATTCATTATCTAATTTATTAACAAACTGTGCTGAAGTTGATGTGGAAGAATCAGTTTCTTGTTCTGTTTCTGATGTTGGAACCTGAGTTGCACTAGTAGCACTCGTAGCATTATCACCAGTCAAGTTGAGAGTTAGATGATCTAAGTATCCTTCAAAAGATTCTTTCTGAGTAGGAATAAATCCAGCACCTGCTGTATCTGCACCTAACTTCAATACATCACCAGCAAAGAACATGATTGGGTTTGCTGTATTAAGAGTATTACTTGCAGTTCCATTTACTGATATTGTTGCATCAGTATTATACTGTTCAACTCTAATAAAGTTCCACTGATTTAATTGAAGTTGAGTAGTGTTCTCTATAGATCCAGAACCAGAAGCAAATACTATATTACCTGTTTCTCTTTGATATATCTTAAATCTATCTGTCCACATTATTGTGGCACCATTTACTGCTACATCAAATTTAGTAGGATAATACCAGAAACTTAATGATAATCTACCATTCCCAGTATCTCTCGAATCCACATTACTTGTAAAGTGGAAGTTAGCACCTATCACATCAGTTGTGGCAGTATGTGCTAATGAATTGTTTCCAAACTTAATTTGACTAGAAGTAGTTTTATTAGGTGGTGTAAAACTTACAGTAGGAATCTTCAGGTAATTAGAACCACTACTTGTTATGGATACAGAATCTATAGCTCCTTCTGCAATAGTAACAGAACCCGTGGCAGCATTTCCTTGATTAGGTTTATGTACAGTAACATTAGGAGTCCCTAGATAATTACCATCATCAAACAATGAAATGTACTGAACAGATTTGACTCCAGTTATAGTAGAAGCAAGAGATACAGTAGCAAGAGCATTATCAGTATCCTCTGATTCCATCTGTATGGTAATAACTTGACCTTTAGTTACCATACTCTCATCAATATCCACACCATCCTTGTCTGTTAATCCATCTGGAAGATCGATAACTTCATCTTCAGGCTGGAAGATCTCACATCTAAACTCATACATGAATAGGTCATTTACCTGATAGAAAGGAACCTTTCTCTCAATATACTTAATCTCGAAGATTGCGTTATCTAAAGGCAAATAGATTAGATCCCCTTCATTAGGAGTAGTAGCATTCTTCCTTTCACCTTCTGGAAATAACTTTATGAATGGAGCAATGAAATCATCATACCTTTCTTTAGAAACAACCAAAGTTACTTCATCTTGTGCTTGAACACCGAACTTTGTTAGTACATCTGAAGGTGTTCCAAATCCATCTGTGTTGACTAGATATGCTTCTAACCTAAAACTATCATCAAATTTAGATGCAGTAATCTCTCTGATAACTGTATTCTCATTAACAATTTTTCTAGGTAGATACAACACATCCTGTCCGAACAACTGTAGATGTTCGTTCACCAAGTCTTGAACTAATCTCTGTTCACTTGGCGATCCATGTAAAAAGAAAGGTGATAAAGGCATTTATCCGACCATATCTAGAGGTGGCATCGCATATTCTTCCATGAGAGTCTTCTCATGTTTTTCTATTTCTAGAACTGCGTCATCATATATCTGTCTGCCATTTAATTCTAATCCGCCAGGAAGTTTAACTCCTTGGAATTTAATGAGGTTTTGTCCCCATTGTCGTTTTATTAATGATGTGGTATACTGTTTAAGCCAGAAGTCGTTATAAACAGCATTCTCACTTTCTGGATCTACAACCCTGAAACAATCTAAAATTAGGTAGTGATCATTTGTAAGTTCATTAATATTGAGATCCATGTATAATCGACTATTCTTCTTATTAAATCTTACCTGAACATCTGGGTTAAGCAAATAATCTAGAGTCTCCAAATATGATTTAACCATACCGTAATTGAGTAAATCAATTGCCCCGTAGTAGTATAAATCATTAAGGAATATTTGGTATTTAATATTGAACATACCAGCCGATAAGGTGGATGAGTCCATTTTAAATACTTTATTGACTCCAATAATAGTATCTGGTAATGGAAGATAATTTGCCTGTTCTGTATATTCTACAGAAGACAAACCTCCAGCAGTACTCGTAGCAGTAGTTGTTTTAGCAACTCCAACCATAGCAGTTTTTTCTGCTTCGGTCAGTTGATGCTTTAAGAATACTCTATCAATACCCTCACCATGTCTCTCATGATAATATTGGATGGCATCATCGATAAGATCATCAATCTGATCATCATCAACATTGATCTCCAATACTGGTTTTCCGAGTTTTCTGAGAGCGTATTCTTTCAACCCCTCTTTACTGTTGGGTTTTGCCATTCCCCTCATACATAACTTTCTCCAAAGTATTTAGGTTATATGAAAAAGTATTTTATTGATGAAGAAGAAACTTTCGCTGTCAATGACGAGTTGGGAGCAAAAGTCGAACTCATGGGATGGGAAGAAACACCAATAGTTTATGTCGATAACTTCTATCAAAATCCAGATAAGGTTAGAAACTTGGCACTAAGATGTCCAAGTACAAATAACCCAAGAATATGCGGAGGAGTAGCTGGAACCAGAGTAGATATGAATATGAATTTGGATCATATACATGATGTCTGGAAACAGATTGCAGAAAATGTATATGGATTAAAGATGGGAGAAACAAATGAATTCCATAGAGCATGTCTAAATGTTCCATTTTCTGTCAATGTAACTCAATCTAAAGACAGAGATAGACTTCCCCATGTAGATTTTCCACCAGAGAGTACTGGTAGAGGATGGGCAGGATTGATATATTTAAATAAAGGTAAAGAAATTAGTGGTGGCACTGGGTTCTATACATATAAAGGGATGCAAATCAATCCAGATCAGGATGGAATATGGGATGAAGACTATGTTGCTGATAGTATAGGCCCTTGGGAACTAATACATTTGGCAAAAATGAAATATAATAGAATGATAATGTACCCAGATAATATATTACATGGAGTATATGATAAAGACCTTATATACAAAGACGATCTGTATAGATTAGTTCAAGTATTCTTTTTACCACTACATTTTGCACAACAATGATTATTCTAACAGGTTATAATGGTTTTATTGGTCAAGCATTTCTAAAGAAACTTGATCCAGAAAATGTATACAGAGTAGAAGCAGAGGGAGCTTTCAAGTTCTTAGAAGAATATGAAGACTGGGATAATGTAGAACTAATCATTCATCAAGGAGCAATATCAAGTACTACAGAGACAGATATAGACAAGATATATCAATATAATATTAAGTTCTCCATTGAACTATTCAAGAAAGCAATAGAATATAGTATTCCCGTTAAGTATGCCTCATCTGCATCTCTATATGGAAGAATACATGCAGAGTTTGGTTACATGAAACAAACCATCAACCCACTAAACTATTACGCACTGTCTAAAGCAACTGTGGATTACTGGGTTCAGGATCATATGGATGAATTTGAAATGGTTCAAGGATTCAGATACTTTAATGTATATGGAGAAGGTGAAGATCATAAAGGAGATCAAGCAAGTCCAATAAGTAAGTTTACTAAACAAGCAAAAGAAGATAGAGTAATAAAGGTATTTGAAGATTCAGAATATGCCTTCAGAGACTTTGTATGTGTTGATGATGTAGTAGATGTCGTAATGAATAACACAGCAGGAAGTGGAATATATGATGTTGGAACTGGAAATCCAATATCATTTGAAGTAGTTGCAGAATTAATTGCCAAAAAAGAAGGGGCTGAAATCGAAACGATTCCATTCCCTCCTCATCTAAAAGATAAGTATCAAGAGTATACTTGTGCTGATAACTCTTGGTATGACTATGATTACAAATCTGTAGAAACTTACATTAATGAAGGAATTCCCTGTAACGTATAATAATATACTACCAGAAGATAAATTCCAATCCATTTCTACTTATTTTATGGAGGGTGATTGGAAATTAACTAATAAATCTTATGACTCAGATAGTGCTAAACTTAGTTGGGAACTAAAGGGGCCAATAGAATTAATCTGTTTTGAAGTTGCAACTTATATTAAATTAGTAATCAAAAAATATATTGGTAAAGATATAATAATAAAAAGTATGCATACCAATGGTCAAACTTTTGGCCAAGGTTCTGAGTTCCACAGAGATTTTGATGAAGTTGGATACTATAGTTGTATATTATTCACTACTCCACATTGGAATCTTCAATGGGGTGGAGAATTTGTTTGTAAAGACTATAGAGGCAATTCACATTCTGTACTTTACCAACCCAATAAAGCAGTATTAATCCCATCCCACTGGGAACACTATGGTTCTTCTCCTAATGTTCATACGGATACATTAAGAACTTCTTTGGGTCTAATCTATGAGGTCGCCAGGTAATATCCTATGTGAATCTGTATCAGAATGTTCTGTACTGAACTCAAATAGTTCGGTATCTTCTAGTGCATACATTCTATGTTTCAGACCAATAGGCA